CGATACCGGCACCGGCCTATCTGGCGGACCCGTGACGACTACCGGGACCATCTCGCTCGCGAATACGGCGGTCACTCCCGCCGAGTACGCGGTCGGGAAGTTCACCGTCGACCAGCAGGGACGGATCACCGCCGCGTCGTCGAGCCTCTCGACCGAGGTCTCCGCTCTCTTCGCTGCGAACGTCGAGTCGCTTCTGAACTCCGCGAATAGCGCAGCGATGCGAACCGTCCTCGGCGTGAAGAACCACGCGACGATCGAGGCGGATACGACGCCTCAATACTTCGAGAACCTCGTCGAGTCGAACGATACGCAGGAGTTCATAACGAACTCCGGCCTGACGGACTACCTCTCGCAGCGATCGCAGAACCTAGCCGACCTCAACTCGTCGGCTACGGCTCTCACGAACCTCGGCGGGACGACGGTCGGAAAGTCCGTCTTCACCGCTGCGGATGCTGCTGCCGCCCGAACCGCGATCGGAGCAGGCACGGGCAACGGCGACCTGCTCGCGTCGAACAATCTCAGCGAAGTCACCGCGTCGACGGCACGAACGAACCTCGGAGCGACCGCCGTAGGCGCGAACGTCTTCACCGCCGCCGATGCCGCCGCTGCTCGAAGCGCGCTATCGCTTGGAACCGCCGCGACCTCGGCGACCGGCGACTTCGTAGCGTCGACCGCCGTCTCGACGTTCGGCGGTTCGCTAATTGATGATGCAGATGCAGCAGCAGCGAGAACGACGCTCGGAGCGACGACGGTCGGTGCCGGTGTCTTTACTGCGGCAGATCAGGCGGCAGCCAGATCAGCAATCGGCGTCGGGACCGGGACCGGAGACATGGTCGGGTCGAACAACCTGAGCGAAATCACAAGCGAGAGTACCGCTCGGACAAACCTCGGTCTTGGCAACGTAGAAAACACTGCCCTATCGACGTGGCCGGGGTCTGGCAACATTACTCAGGTTGGGACAATATCAAGCGGGACGTGGAGCGGTACCGCTATCGCGTACAGTTCTTTGTCTGGCAAGCCAAGCCTCGGCACGGCATCGCAATTCAACGCAGGCATCGGCTCCGACAACATTTTGCAGGCCAACGCTGCTGTCGCAGACAACGACTTCCTCCGGGTCGATGGCACAAAGATTGAGGGGCGGACGGCAGCCGAGACTCTCTCGGACATCGGGGCGTTCGCTGCATCTGGTGTCTCGACGTTCGGTGCCACGCTAGTCGACGACGCGGACGCCGCGACAGCAAGAACGACGCTCGGCGTCACGAACACCGGATCGTACACCGGCCAGATCGAAACTGCCGCAGACAAGGACTACATCCTCGACCCGGCGGTTGCTACCGCTCGAACGATCAGCGCGTTCTACATCAAGGTGAACAGCGGTTCGGGAACCGTAGTTGCCAAACTCTATAACGGTTCCGACTTGGTCAAGCAAGTCACGGCCTCGACTTCGACGGGCAACCAGACTTCTCTTGCCAACACCTCGCTTGCAGCGGACGCGGTGTTGAAATTGGAGTTCTCGTCAAACTCATCGGCAACCGACGTGATCTTCTCCGTGGAGTACACCGAATGACCCCGCCGAGCAAATGGTTGTTCTTTCCGGCTCCTGCTGCGACCGGACCGCTCCAGACGATCACTTGGAACATGACGGGAGCAAGCAACGCGACCGTCTCCTCCTCCGGCGCAGAGATCATCAACCCATCGCAGACGAGTCTTCTATCGTGGGCGGATGGTTTGCCTCGATTATGGAACGGATCAGCCGCGGAGGACGCAGCCAACTTTGACGTTCTGTCCGGTGGACGCTACAACTTCACGAGCGGCACGACGTGCCGAGACTGGTGGTGTCTTTACGGCGTCACAGCAACGCTGAACGGCGGATCGTCTCATAGTTTCAACGCAACGTTCACCGGAGATTCTGGAGCAGGTCGCTCGGTCCTCGGAGCCGTTGCCGGATCATGCCAAACTTCATACATCAACATTCAAGGCAATTTTGCGATCAAGGGATCCGCCTTCGTATCTGGCGACGTTCTCGTCTTCACCGTCACCGCCGTATAAAAGGAAAACCATGAACACGATTTTCACCTTCGCTTCTCTTACTCAAGCCCTCGCCACGGTGCAGTCCGGTCTAGGCACTCTGGCCTACGATTACAAAGAAACCGCTCCGCGAACCGCTCTTGACGAAGCACACATTGACTTGCTCGTGGCTTCCGCTAACGAGATGATCGTAGCGGCTGAAGCATTGAAGTCGATCGCGTATGACCCGACTCCAGTCGAAGAAGATCCGGAAGCACCATGATTGCACTCCTTCTCTCAACCGTCGTCGCGGTACAGGACGCCGATCCGTGCAGTCCTCGGATGCTGCCGATGACCACGACTCGTCTCCCCTTCGTGGATTCAGATGGCAATGTCACCGACGCGATCGAGGTCAACTCGCAGGCAAGCACTGAGACGCGAGCCTTGATGGTCACTTATGTTCGCCCTGCTGTCACGGAGGTCGGTTGGTTCACCGTCGAGGGAACTGCTCAGGTGCAGAACATGAGCGGCTCCGAGAAGAACGTGAAGTACCGGATGTCAACGCGAGTCGACGAAGGCTTCGTGCCGATCTTCGAGCAGGGTTCCGACCTCTGCTGGGACGCGGAGAAGCAGCGGATCGTTTCCGACTACACCTTCGCGGTGCCCGGAAACGAAACTGTGACGGAGGCGATCAACTGGGCTTGCACGATTCGCAGGGCTGACCAGATCGCAGACATCAACGCCGACGGCGTCGTGAACGCTCAGGATCAAGGGCTTCTCCTCGCCGACTTCGGCAGCGACCAGAACCGATCAGACCTCAACTTCGATGGGGTCGTTGACGGAAAGGATCTCGGGATCCTGTTCGGTCAGTGGTCCGACACCTACGAACCGGGAAGCGACTGATGGAACCTTCGATCCTGCCGATCCTCGAAAACAATCTCACCCCGCTCATCGTGTGGGTTCTGGTCTACTACACGATGGTCAAGGGGATTCGCCGTGACCTTGAAGCGATCAAGGAAAAGATTGACAAGTGACCACTGTCGTTGAAGTGCCAACTATTGAAAGTTGCTTGCACGCCGGACAACTCAAAGTGTTGAACGAAAGCGGGCGGTTCAACGTGCTTGAGTGCGGTCGGCGATTTGGCAAGACCCACATGGGTATGCAACTCGCAATCGAAGACGTGCTTGCTGGCAAGAACGTCGCGTGGTTCGCTCCGTCGTTCAGATACCTTGCCGAACCTTGGCGGACAATGCTACGAGTCCTCGCCCCGGTCACAACGGCCACGCTCAAGATCGAGCATCGACTTGAATGCTGCACGGGCGGCACGCTCGACTGCTACTCATTGGACAGCGTCGACTCCGGTCGAGGCCGTCGATTCGATCGGGTCATCATCGACGAAGCAGGGATCATCAAAGACTTGGGACCAGCGTGGCAAGAGACGATTCGAGCAACCCTTGCCGACTCGCAGGGCGATGCGTGGTTTCTCGGCACTCCGAAGGGTCGGAACTTCTTTCACCAATGTTTCGAACGCGGGCAAATTGGTGACTATGGCTGGAAGTCTTGGAGACTGCCAACAACTAGCAACCCGTTGATACCTGAGCATGAGATCGAGGCGGCAAAGCGAGAACTACCTGAGCAGGTGTTTAATCAGGAGTTTCTTGGTATCCCATCAGACGACGGTGGCAACCCCTTCGGACTCAAGGCGATTTCCGAGTGCGTGGCCGAACAGTCTAAGTCGGCCCCTATTGCTTTTGGTATCGACCTCGCAAAGTCGGTTGACTACACGGTGGTATGCGGACTCGACGACGAGGCGAGGGTCTGCGTGCTTGAGCGATGGCAGGCTCCGTGGTCAGAAACCAGTCGGCGAATCGAAGAGTTGATTGGCATGGTCCCGACTCTGATCGACTCGACCGGCGTGGGAGATCCGGTGGTCGAAGGCATCCAGAAGAAGCATCCACGGGCTGAAGGCTTCAAGTTTACGATGCACAGCAAGCAGCAGTTGATGGAAGGTCTGGCGACGGCGTTTCAGACCAAGAAGATCCGGATTCCAGACAACTGGCTTCGGGTCGAAGCAGACACTTTCGAGTTTGAATATACAAGGACGGGCGTGCGGTATGAGGCACCGAGCGGACTGCACGACGACGGAGTCTGTGCATTGGCTCTTGCCTTGAGGTGCTATGACACCATCGCTCAATCCGGCTTCAACTTCAGGGTACTTTGAACATGGCGATTTTCGACTTCCTGCGAGAACTGGTCAGCAAGAAGCAAAGCACTCCAGAAAAGTGGTTGGAGAGCAGCGTCCGGGTTGTGACGGCAGGACAGCACGGCGCACAGAAGCCGTCATTCAATCATCAAAGAGCAGTCGACTCTTGTCGCTCGTGGGTGTTTGCAGCCGCGAACATCAACGCGCAGGCGGTCGCTTCTGTGCCGATTCGACTGTACGCCAAGAAGGGCAACGGTCGGAAACTCTACAAGACCCGGTCAGTGCCTCGGCACCAGAAGCAATATCTTCTCGGCGATGGTCATGGTGACGCGAGGCCATCGAACGGCGTGCTTCGCAAGATCGCAGACTTTGGTGAAGACA